ATCATTGTCATCGACATCGACTCAAGTGACGAGATTGACGGTAGGCAAAGCCTTGCCGAGATGGAAGCAAAGATGGGTTCGTTTCTTCCCGAGACTGTTACAAGTCGTACCCAAAGCGGAGGACTTCATCTCTGGTTCAGATATCCCAAGGGTGTTGAGACAATCCGTGGCAAGGTAGGTATCCTACCCAAGGTGGACACCAGAGCAGATGGCAACCAAGTTGTTGTGTATCCTAGCATCGGTGAGAAAGGTTCCTATGAATGGATTAACGACCCGTGGGGGACACCCATGGCAACACTTCCCAAGGCATGGAAGCAGTTCATTTGCGGTGAGTTCGACCTAGACGGGCTCGCTCGTATCCGCATACCCAAACGTGCCTTCACTCTGCCCGAGGAGATTCACAAAGGAGAGCGTAATCAGAAACTCCTGTCCTATGCGTGTTCCCTTGCATCCAAGAAGGGTACCGATGCAACTCTCATAGGGGGAGCTGTACGGGAAGTCAACGCCACACGGTGCAAACCTCCCATCACCGATGAGAAGGAATTACAGCACATAATTGATTGGGCGGTTTCAAAAATCGGCACAAATAGTATCGAAGTCCCCGATGGACTGCCTCAATGGATAAAGGTGAGTGAGAAAGGCGGCTACATCATTGATGATGGTGAGTTCCTCTCTGAGTACAAGGAAAATCACGACCTTGTGTGCATCAACGGTCAGTTCTATGTGGTTGACGGTCAAGTGGACGGCAATTCCATTAAACAGGATATCCAGAATATGGTGTCTCCTTACGTCCTCACCAGCCTGTCGGCAAAGGTCAACAGTCTCTATGATGGACTGAAGAATGAGTGCTACATCCCCGCTCCTCCTCTCATAGAGGACGTTGTGCATACTGCCACGTGTTCACTGCAAATCAACGACAGTGGTGTGTACGAGATTCAGACAGGATTCACCCTCAACCGCTTGAACGTAGAGTATCGACCAAAGGCAAAAGCACCGATGTGGAAAACGTTCCTCCGCTCCCTTCTGGAGGAAGAGGACATAGTTACCCTTCAAGAATTTGTAGGATACTGTCTGGTTCCCACCACGGTGGCACAGAAGGCTCTGTTCATCATCGGTCGTGGAGGCGAGGGTAAGAGTGTGGTAGGAGATGTGCTTCACTCCCTGTTTACCAACTCGATGGTGCAGGGAGAGCTCCACAATCTGCAAGAGAATCGGTTCATGCTTGCACAGCTTGAGAACCGTCTCGTGTTCTATGACGACGACCTTCAGACATCTGCCCTCAAGGACACGGGTACTTTCAAGAAATTGGTGACGGCTTCCATCCCACTATTGGTGGAACGTAAGGGCGAGCCTCATTACGAGATGCTTCCATATGCTCGAATCATTGCCAGTGGTAATAAGTCCATTGAGGCTTGTTATGACCACAGCGACGGGTTCTACAGACGACTCATCGTACTCAAGTGTAAGGGTAAAGACCCCAACCGCAAGGACGATAGATTGCTCGCCAGAACAATCAGCGACAGTGAGTTGAGCGGTATCCTCAACTGGGCCATCGAGGGTCTCCAGAGACTCATGGCTAACAACTGGACGTTCACCATCAGTGAAAGGGCTCTTGCCAATATTACACAGGCAGAGGAGGAGAGCAATAACATCATTCAGTTCATGGATGACGTAAGTGCGGTTGTCTATGATACCAAACTTGACGCCACAGGTGGAGAGTTGTACGATGCTTACGAACGATGGTGCGAGGGTAACGCAATGAAACCGTTGGCAACGAGAACGTTCAGTAGTTATCTTCGTGAGAATAGTGACCGATGGAAGATTACGTACGACAATCATATCGTGCGTGGTGGAGCTCATAGGCGTGGGTATAAGGGTATAGGGGTGTTGGATGGTGTCAAGGTCGAGAAGATTGGCCGCTTCAAGGTGACAACAGGAGGCATGGCATGATGGGAAGAAGGGATGAGATTAAAGCAGGTGACGAGTGGGACGCTCTCACCGCCAGACCGTTCTACAAATACCTGCAACGGAGCAGGGTTTGTAAGAGAATCAAGCAACGATTAAACCGAAGGAACAGGAGGAAACGACATGATTACACAACTGATATTTGACAGCGATAAAGACGGGGATGATTTTGAGATGCAGTGTGCTCTCAAGGGAAAAAAATATCTGATGGCCCTCTCCGATATTTGGGATAGGATATACGCTTTGAAACATTCACCCAAGGATAGTTTTACCCGTGAAGAGATGTTTGATGCGTTCAACGAATGTTGCAATGATAACGATGTGAATGTGCAGAGGGATATATCATGACGCTGTACCCACACCAAGAGACATTATTGCACACATTAAGTGAGAGAGATGCCTACGGTATATTCTGGGAGCAGAGGACAGGCAAAACCATGCCAACCCTGCTGGATGCTACCAATCGAATCATGTCTGGTGATGCCAAGGATTGTCTGATTGTCGCTCCTAAATCTGCTATCGGAGCGTGGAAGCGAGACATGGGGGAATTTAGGGGAGAACGAAAGAAGGCTTGTAAGAAGATTCATCTGGTCAATTACGAGCTCGTCTGGAGACGTGCGGAGTACGATAGACCGTTTGATATCGTAATCCTCGATGAGTGTCACAAGATTGCTCACCGCACAAGCAAGCAGAGCAAGTTCCTTCTCACGTTTGCCACCCGTAGCAAGTACCGTCGCATCCTGTCCGGCACTCCCATGGGGCAGGGAAGGCTTGAAGATTTGTACACCGAGATGGAGTTCCTTCAAAAGGGATTCTTCGGTAAGTACAGCAAGTTCCAAGAACGATACTGCAAGATGAAAACCCTCCGTGGCAGTTATGTTACGATTGTAGTAGGCTATCGCAACAAGGAAGAGCTCCTAGAGCGTGTTGGTACGATGGTGTCCTCGCTCAGATTTAAGGATATATCCAATGTGATACCCGACCCACCAGACAATATCGTGTACTGTGACCCAACCGACAAGAAGATAGCGAAGCAAATCAAGGACAATTATGTCGAGGAGTTTGATATCGTCATTCCCAATCCTGTGGTGCAGATGATGAAATTTCGTCAAGTCGCCAGTGGATTCATTCTCGACGAGAAGCATGTCGCTCACAATATCAAAGGGACGAAGGCAAAGGAGACCATGTTCAGTGACCTACTCGGAACAATACTTCCCGAGAAGGTTGTCATCTTTGCTGAGTTCAAGGAGAGCATGAGGCGTATTGAAAAGGTCGTTTGTGGCTACGGGGTGAGATATCTCGTCCTCAATGGCGAGCAACAGGACAAGGAGTGTTGGAGACGCTTCCAATCCGATGATGACATGACTGTCATAATATGCCAGTATGCCTCGGCAAATGCAGGGATTGACCTATGGACAGCGAATCATATGATTTTCTACGAGCCTTCACTCTCGACCACCATGACAGAGCAGAGCAGGGCACGTATCAAAATCAAGGACAAACCCAAGGCGTGTGCCTATCACTGGTTGATTACAGCAGATAGCATCGAGGAAAAGATATATCATCAACTGCAAAAGAAACAGGATTTTACACTTGACAATCTGAAGGCATGGGCTTTATAGTAGGGGCATGGAGGAGAAGGTGAAAGAAGAGAAGGTGAAAGGATTCATCGAGATGGTAGAGGAAGCACTCGCTCCACTAGGAGTAGTGATTACAGGTGTAGAGCTCGGTTCAGAATATCCCTTTGATGCTAAAGAATTATCATTTACCTTACAGGGTGTTGTGCAACGAAGAGAGGAGTATCGCCCGTATACCGATGATGAGATGAGTGATATGGTAGGAAAGGTCATCGACATTGACAATACTGCAACAGCTTTGGTGAATCACACCATCCTTATCAACGATACTTCTCGTGGGACAACCGAACGTGCTGTCACGGTATCTGGGTACAGAGGATGGTTGACTGCACCAGAACTCTTGAAACGAGCAGTGTTTCATAAGACGAAAGAGAAATGCGGAGTGTTGGTGAGTTCGATATGAAAATGGACACAACGTTTCATCTCATCGACGAAGCTGATTTTACGATTCCACGCTCATGGGTTCTCACCGTGAGAGTCTGTGAGTGTGGTACTACGATGTTCTACGACAGGGCGACAGGCGTGTGGCATTGTTTGAATGACAAGTGCTCCCTCTACAAGGAGGATATGCCGAGAAAGGTTAAGAAGGTGGTGAGTGATGGCAGACTGGAGAGATGATGTATGGTTCTGGGATATGGAGGTATTCAAGCACGATTGGATGCTCTGTGCCCTCAGTGCCAAGACAGGGGAGAAAGTATACTTTGATACCCGTGGGATGTTCGGAAAAGACCAGCTTGTGGATTGGCTCAATGCCGAGCACCCTCTTCTGGTGGGATACAACTGCAAGCACTACGACGCTTATATCCTCAAGGCAATTCTCGCTGGAGGCAGTCCAGAGGATGTGTATGCCGTATCCAAGGCAATCATCGTGGATGGTAGGCAAGGATGGGAAATCCAGATGGGTTTCATCGTCATGCCCGATATCGTAGACTTGATGCTAGACCTTCCCACCATGCCCTCGCTCAAGATGATTGAAGGTAACCTCTGCATGTCCATTGAGGAGAGCTCTGTAGCGTTCGATACTGAGCGTCCAAGCGATTCTCAGTGGGAAGATGTAGAAGATTACTGCTGGCACGATGTCGAGTCTCTGGTGCCCCTCTACGAGGCTAGAAAAGACTATCTCTCGGCAAAGGAAACCCTCGCTGAGATGAAGGGGCTGGATGTCAAGAAAGCCCTCAACATGACCAATGCCAAACTGACCGCCAAGTTCTTGGATGCAATACCTGTCGAACGCACGGATGAAAGAGAGTATGTATATCCCAGCAACGTGGATAGGTCGTTGATTCCCGAGGCAGTGTTCGAGTTCTTCGACAGGCTCCCCCGCTCGGATATTCCTCTTGATGTGTTGTTCGGTAAAGAAGGAGTAGAGGACGAAGATGGTAAGGTTGTCAAGAGTCGCAATCCGTATCGTTCCCTCAGCATTACTATTGCTGATTGCCCTCACGTCCTTGGATGGGGCGGTCTCCACGGAGCTAGGCCCAATTATGCCGAGAAATCAGACGATAAAAGAACCATTCTGAATGTGGATGTTTCTTCATTTTACCCTTCTATGATGATAGTAAATAAGTATCTAAGCCGTAATGTGCAGAATCCGAAAGATTTTGAGGATGTTGTAAGGTTGAGACTGGATGCTAAACAGTCGGGAGATAAAAAGACAGCTGACGCACTGAAAATGGTGGTCAACACGGCATATGGATGCTCCAATAATAAGTACAATGATATGTATGACCCTTTGATGGCACATTCGATATGTATCAGTGGGCAACTATATCTTGTTATGTTAATCAACACCCTCGACGCCGAAATCGGGTCTTTTCGACTAATACAGAGCAACACCGATGGTATCATGTTTTCGGTGGACAACGAGGATGTACCCGCTGTGAGAAGAATAGTTGAAAACTGGCAGAAATTGACAGGATTCGTTATGGAAGAGGACATCATAGATATCGTGGTACAGAGGGATGTCAACAACTATGTTATGCGTGAGAAGAAAGGTAAGGTCAAGGTTAAAGGGGGTGTCGTATCCGATTACAAGGGAGGAGACTTCAAGCACAACTCACTGTCAATCGTGTGTAAGGCAATCGTGGACAATTTATTGGACGGGATACCCGTAGAGAAAACTATCGGTGAGTGTACCGACCCGTTTGCATTTCAGATGATTGCCAAGGCGGGTGGAACGTATGAGAGGGTGGTGCATGTGTTCGAGGGAGGAGAGCGTCAAGTCAACAAGGTCAATCGTATCTATGCTTCACCACTCCAGAACCTTGGTGCAGTGTACAAGGTAAAGGCAGACGGAAGGCGTGATAGACAAGCCTCCTGTCCAGAACATGCAATAATTGACAATGAAGGCACAATTACTATTGACAAGTTGGATAAGCAGTGGTACATTGACCTTGCAAACGAAAGACTTCTCAAGTTTAGAGGAGTGAAACCAGAGAGAAAGAAGAGGAGAAAGAAGATGGACGAAGAGGACATTGTAGTTATTGATGAAGGTGAACCAGTAGAAATGGAAGTCAAGAAAAAGACTCGCAAACCGACCCAGAAGAAGGAGAAAGAGATGGGAGAAAAAGTGAAAGAAGAAGCAAAAGAGGCGGTAGCTACACCTACCCCTGTAAAGACCGCAATGAGTTTCGAGGAGAAGTTGTTCAAGCTCGGACAGGACATTGCAGAGATGTCCACCAAGATGGAGAAAGACGGGTACAACAGTGCTCAGTCGTATGAGTACGTGAAAGCGTCCCAGTACAAGACAATGCTCCGCAAGGCATTGGCAATGAACCGCCTCCGCTTTATCGTCAATGACATGCTCTCGAACGTGTCTGACGTGCTCAAGGGCGATAAGATGGTGTTGACCCAGTATCATGCACAGCTGGTCATCAAGGACGTCGACAGCGACGAGAGTGAATCATACCTCATTTGGTCGCAGGGTGCTGATATGCTGGACAAGGGACTGTCCAAGGCAAAAACTCTCGCAATCAAGGACTTCGTGAAAAACGAGTTCTTGGTGTCCGATGGTGAGGACGACCCAGAAGCTGACATTGGTGCTCCTGTTGTCAAGAAAACCTTCACAACTCCCACCGAGAAGAAGGACATTGCCACGGGTATCCTAACCAAGACGAGTCCTATCTCCGCAGAGCAGAAGGCTACCATCACCAAGATGATTGGTGCCATCCGTGAGAAGTCTGGCGACGATGGGTACGGTGAGAAAACACTCGCCAAGCTCGACACCATGACCGCAACCGAGGCAACTGTCGCTCTGACCAAGCTGGAGCTCAAGGGGAACGAGTATGGACTGGAAGTTTAACGCTGAACGCAATCGGGTGGTGCTCTCCGCACCCCCGAGAAGCACCTTGAGGCTCACGGCCACCCGTCTCGGCTCTGTCCTTGACATGAACCCATGGCAGACCGCTTTCAGTGCTTGGTGTGAGATTACCAAGGTGTACAAGCGTCCTTTTGAGGAGACTAAGTACACGTTGGCAGGTAAGGCTATCGAGCCCATCATCATCGATTATCTTCGTGAGTACTTTGAGACTGGTGTGGTTTCTCCCGAGGAATTCTTCGGAAACCGCTACAAGGAAGTCAAGTACAACTTCTATCCAGACATCAAGGTGTTCGGAGGGATGTGGGATGCCAAGGTTATCAATCACAGGCGTGAGAGCGTCGCTGTCATTGAAATCAAGACATCATCCCGTCCACAGGATTGGGTTGACGGTGTACCCGATGAGAAGCTCGCACAGGCTTTGATGTATGCACATCTTGAGGGAGCTCGTACCACGTATGTGGTGGTAGCGTTCCTCGAAGATGACGACTATGCCCATCCCGAGCTCTTTGTTCCTGTCGAGGGTGAGAACCTCAAGGTGATTCCCTTTGACACAGAGACAACAACGGTGATGTTCCACGGTGAGCCCTGCACCATCAGTGAGTTGATGGCATATGCAGAGCAGTGGTGGGACGCTTACGTCAAAACAGGTATTTCTCCCGAGTTCGACGAGGACAGGGATGCTGAGATTCTCAAGGAATTGAGAACACAACGCCCCGACGAGGCCGATGGTACACTTGGGCAACTGATTATCGCACTGGAAGGCTTGCAATCAGAAGTCGAACGTGCTAGAATCAAGGTCGGATTGGATGTCATGGAGAAACAACTCGATGACGCAAAGAAGGCTCTGAAGCGTGAGATGGAGAAACTCCTTGCTCCCGATTCAGAAACACTGGTAATTGGGTCGTGGCAACTCGCCAAGACAATCACAGAGAGCGTTGACAAGGACAGACTCATAGAAGATGGATTGTATGACGCATATAAAAAGACAAGCGTGAGTATGAGACTCACCCAGAAGAAAGGAGACAAATGATGATTAAGATTGCAAAGAGTGGTTTCAAGATGGTTCCCGAGGGAGAGCAGGTTATTACCGTGAAGAGTGTGAAGGCACTTCCTTCCGCACGACCACAGGTGATTGAATTTGAATGGGTTCACGCCAACGGAGGGACAATCAAGGAGAGTTTTAAGACTTCCGTTCCCAAGGCCATGGAGATTCTTGGCAAGCGTTGCGACATTGCTCTCGATGGCAAGATGCCCGAGGGTACCGAAATCAGTGAGAACGACCTTCCTGATATCTTCAACGGCAAGACATTCACCGCTCTCATCGTTCACAATGTAGTGAAGGGAAATGATGGTAATGACAAGACCTTTGTCAACATCAAGTACCTCATGAGGTTGATAGGGGGCCCAGAGGACACTCCCGAAGAGTACGAAGAGGACGAGGATGACGACCTCTAAGTCAGAGACCGCCCTCAAGGTCAAATGTGCAGACTGGCTTAAACGCCAGTCTCACGTTTGGTTCTTTAAGGTATTCGGTAACGGTGTTCAAGATGGTGGTGTTCCCGACTTCATTATCTGTTACCGTGGCAGGTTCGTTGCGATAGAGCTCAAGCGTCCCGATGGACAAGGGAAGCTGGAGAAGCGACAGGAAGCACAACTGAGACGTATCAGTGAAGCTGGTGGTGTAGCAGTGGTGATTGATTCGTTTGAGGACTTCAAGCGAGTGTTTGAAAGAATAGACAGAGAGGAGGCGTTTGTATGATAGAATTGACAGTACATATTGAAGAGAAAGAAGGAGAGGTTTGGTGTACCGCCGAAACATGTGAGTGGAGGTTTGCTACCGATAAGGAGCGTACAGTGCTCAAGGAGGACTTCTTACCGCTCTTAGATGATGATAAACACACCATGGGAGCACTGAAAGGGCTCAATTCCACACAGGAGGACGATGACCAGCTTGAGCTCGACCTCGATTTGGATGATGACCCGTTCGATGACGAGGAGTTCGACGAGTACCTCGATGATTGGGACGACGGTGGACTCGTACTCGACAACGCACCAGAGGACGACTCTTTCTTCTAGACCTGCTCACAATAATAAAGCCCCCGTGAGGGGGCTCTTCTTTTGTCCATTGATATTACTCGGTGATGGTCTCTATGATTGTCCAGTAATGTCCTTCCATGTCCTTGTAGTATTGTTCAAGCTGTCTTGCATACGATAACGAGCGTACGAGATAGATGCCAGTCACCTGTAATGCGGTATCATCTTTTGGTATTGGCTCGAACACGGGACGCTCGGGTGGTGACACGAGCTTACTATACTTTTGAATATCATACTCTGGAGTATCAACGGTCTTACATCCCAGCGTTAAAATCAGCAAGAGCATCATTGACAGCATCAATGATGTCCTCATCGGTTTCGGCTTCCTCAACCTCATGGACTTTCTCCTCCTCTTTTTTCTTGACATTTTCTCGTTCTTTGTAGGCGGCCTTCGGTGCATTGCTTTCAGCTGTCGAGATTTTCTGTTGCTTCTTCTGTTTCTGTATCTCGTCCTGTGCCTTTTCAACTTTTCGCTTCAATGCGTCTATCCTAGTAGCCTGTATCCCAAGCAGAGAGAGCAGTATGATTACCAACAGCCCTCCACCTATCTTAGCATATAATTTTAATTTTTCAAACATACCTCTACTCCTTTGAGAATATACCTACCAGTGTGTCTATCCTAGTAAGCTATTTCGGATTCTTCACTTTATCGGTAATCTTACTCGCACCAATGGATACCAACAGGGTCACGAACATCGGTGTATAGGATGCAAGAAACTGTGTATAACTGGCCATGGAAAAGATGTTTGGTAAAAATGAACCGACCGCCCCCACAATGGCAAAGAATGTCAGTAATACAAGAGTGAGATTTTTAGCTATGTTCTTCATATTCCTCCAATCGTGGATTGTCTCCACCGAGTGTTGAGTTGTACCCTTCGTTATATGTATTGAAAAGGTCGATATAGAGTTCTTCCATTCGATTTAAGTCATGGAGTGGTATGCCATCTTCTAGTATCGTCCACGTAAAGTTCTCTACTCCGTACTTGCGTATGGCACATGAAATGCTCATGTGCCCTCCTTTTTGTGCAGTGTCGATGTGTTGTCTACGCCGTACCGACAATGGATTACAAGTTTGACCTATATACATCTTACCGTTGATACGATTGGTGACGCAATAAATCAGACCCTTTCGCTTCTTCTGTTTTCGTATTATTATCATATAATCAAATATGCTACAATTATCCCAATTACATCAGCAACCAAGTCCGCTACGCTGAACTTGCTCTTCTTGATGTACAAGTCGTAAAACTCTTTCACCACACCAACCAGCACTGCACATGCAATTCCGAAGTTGACGCTCCAAGCAACAGGTGATTCCCACTTGATGATTGCCAGTGCGGTGAAGGTCAGCATTGCTGTGTACGAGCAGAAGAAGTGATACACCTTGTCCTTGTGTGCTTTGATTAGGTTACGGAGAAATTGTTTCATACTTCTACCTCCCGAATCGCCTGCCGCGCTTCCTCACGCTTCTTGAGTATCTCGCTTCTGTCGGGAAGTGCTTTTCCAAGCATCTGATACTCGCCCAGTTGTGCTATCACCCAATCTGTCGCATTGAGGTATGCCTGTGCTTGCTCGGCTTTTGCCTTCATTTCTTTTGCACGTTCCACTTTTGCGAGGGTGCTACATAGTTCATCGTGATGGATTTCAAACCATGCTTGAGCGTCTTGTATGGATGCAAAGTCATATAGACCTGTTATGTAGGTTTCACATCGGTATTCGATATGTTCCTCCATTTCAACCTGTTCATGATTCTGATGTAGGTATGCAAGATATTTTCCATTTCCTGTTTGTAATACCTCAACTAATTTCGTATGTTCAATCGTGTTTTTCATAGAGACTCCTTATAGTGCCTTTTCGATAACGGAGCGACCGCCAAAGCTGATGTACGCGCTCGCCGGCCCACTGCCACCAACCCAGCAGAAAGGAGAAACATCGACGCCGTCGTCGAAAGCGCCACCAACGCGGACAGCCCGCACGCCTGAGCGTTCGGTTGTTCCGAAGTAGTACAAGTACGCCGCATACCATGTGTTCGCCCCAACCCCGGCTCCTCCTGTCGTTTTCGGCAAGGAAACCTGGCCGTTGTTGTACGTGATGACTTCGCGCTCCTTCTGGTAGCCGTTCTCTGCGACAGGAGCATAGCCTGTGTCAATCCAGCCAGCCTTACCCACAGGGGAAGTTTCGGTATGCAAGTCCCGATTAAAGCTGATATAAAATTTGCCATCCACACGCAGAATGCCAGCAAGCCATTCCCAAGTGTTGCCCCACAAGTCCCAAATCCACCGCCAGCACACATGGCTCCGAGTGGATGCATCGAACTGCAAGATATACCCGGACTCTCCGTTGAGCGTGTCCATCTGGTCTGCCGGTACCGGCTGGCCCCAATTGACAATCGTGGTTGTGCCCGCGACCGAATCGAAGGCCGCCCCATCGAGGGTAACTTCCTTGTTGTCTAGGTCGTAATCCTCGATGCTCACGATTGCCCTGTTTGCGGCAACCGAGTTGTTTGTGAATGTCGTACCGACTTGCACGACCATGCCGACGCGCATGTTGGTCGCACCGGCGTTCGCTATGATGATACTATTGGCCCCAGTCTGCGAGACGGTGCACTTGAACTCGGCTCCGCTTCCGTAGGGCATGCCACTTTGGATACCGGGACCGATTGCGGTTTTCACGTCGAACGTGCCAATCTCGATTGCCATGAGAGTCGTTGTAACCATCCATGATGCGAAATCATGTAGCCTCCACTTGGCAGTAGCACTCTTGGCCCGCAGGTCTGTATTGAAGCTGTTCATGCTCTTAATGACTACGGGTACAAGCCCAGCTCCCGATTTCAGCTTGCCGCCAGACGTACCGAGCTTGGTACGCCCTACGTAGATGCCACGGAGCAACTCGCCGTCAGAGCCTACGAATCCTGTAGGGTATAAACCGTCAAGCGGAACAGTGGAAACCTCAATATCAATACATGGTCTGGAATTGACTGTTTTTGATGTCCAACCAGTATAGCATCGGGGTATGAATACCATCTCATCACCATCGACAGTGTCATAATTCCCATCACCATACCATGCTAAGACTTGCCCATCGTCATTCATCTTACAAGGTTTCATACCTCTCCAAGGGTCATGGAGCGAAAAGTCAGACATGACTCCGGGTGTGTATGACCCAGCATGGTTTCGATGCACCATCCCAACGGCATCACCGATTCTCTCGAATGTTCCTGTGTCGGTGTAGAACCTCAGACCATAGCGTTTGGCAGATGAGTTTTCGAGGGTGGTAACTCTCGTGTCAATCGGCTCAACAGCATCCTTCACTGTCTTGGCAACTGAGCCTTCGGTGGTGTCGTCAGCTTCCAAGGTGTCGAGCCTACTCTCATGGTCAACCAAATTCTCACCATTCCAGCCGGTGCCTTTCATCTCTGTTTCAGCGGTTTGTAGGTCGTCTATTTCACCTTCTGCTGTATCTACTCTACCTTCAACTTCGTCTATTGCGGTTTTAATGGTAGAAGCCGTCAAACCTGAATCGGTATTGTCATATGTAGCATCTTCTGCGTTGTCCTTAATATCTTTGAGTACAGAACCCTCTACAGTATCAGCACCTTCCAAGGTGTCGAGCCTGTCCTCGTGTGTCTTGAGACTGCCTTCAGTGTAACCTACGCCTTTGAGTGCATTAATGGCATTATCAATGTCGTCAAAAATCTTAGCATAGTCATCACGAAGATATACGAGAATAGTACAGTTGCTACCAGAGATGTCGGTGATGATACCCACTCGCACAGCTGTGTCTACCAAGGGGCGGTTTTTTGTTAATTTTCCTGTAACAGTAGACAGATACAGATAAGTGCCGACTGTCCATGATACATCGGCAGGGTCGATGATATTTGCAATCGGTACATTACGTACCAATCCTACCGTGGTCAGATAACTCACTCCATTGTTGGCAATATCAGCTGTCATCAGACCTGTGACACGATTCTTTGCAGGGTCATCACCATCGGCAAGAGCGATGAGTGGAGTGTTACCCTGAGCACTAGTGGTATATACAGGTTGACCGTTGAGGATGGTGGCACCTGTGGTGTTCTTGACACGCCTCTGTATGTCATCACCAATCTCAACAGATACTTTCGTACCACCTGTGTTATCACGAACGATAGAGAGGGTCTTTGAGTCATCGTTCCAAATCAATCGTCCTATCGTGTTGGTGTCGGCAACAGGATTTGTAGCAAAGTCAACATGGTCGTGAGTGGCATTATGCACACCCTGCTTGACCTTAGTGGTAGGAATACGTTTCATAGTACCATTCTGTTCAATACCTTGGTACTCATTCTCTGCAAACGTCATTTCTGACGCTTCGGTCAGGTTTTGTGAATATTTATATCTCACGATGTTTCCCCTTTTGTTCCTAGTATATTATAACACATTATCGGATTGTGTCAAAGTCTGTATCGTGATGGATGAGAGTGGGGCTATATCTAACCAATAACTAGGGATTTGAGGTAGGGTAATTTTTACTTTTATTACCCTATCCAGCACGTTATGAATTTCTACAGGTGTTTGCTTTATTGTCTCGTTTAGTAAATATTCTTCCCATCTAAATCCATCGTGGGATTGAATCAAAACCGTTCCTTCCTCAAGCGTCCACCCAACCTGATATATTTCCCACCCTTCGGGGTCTTTGATAGTCATGGAACAGGATGTTACAAGCATGATTATCAAAATGATTATGGTTACCTTCTTCATAGCCAAGCCAGAGGCAGAAGTTGGAATGTTTTTGAACTTGAATACATCGCCTGCTCCGTAAGTCACAGTAACTGTTAATGCACTTGCAGAATAAGTAGAGGTATATTGAGTACCCCCAAAAGAGAAACTTGCCATTATCCCACCAACTTTTACAAATGATGAATTATAAAATTCGTACTCATAATAATCGCCTTGGTTTGGTGGATACCTCGTTCCAATCATACGAATATAAACAACATTACCATCTTGAGAATTCGTAGCAGACCAAAAAACATTTTTCGCCAAAGTTGAACCAATAGCGTTATATAACTCTATGAATTGGTTTGACGCTCCAGCACTTGCAGATACAGTTATTGTAGTTCCGCTTGAAGCTGGAAGTGATGCAAAACTTGGGCAATCTATCTGGCCTCCAAAAAATCCTGTGTATGAGGTCATGTCTCCACTAAACATTCCATCCACAGCCACAATGGTTCCATCCGCCTTAATAACAGTCTTGTTATTCGGTGTATGAATTGCCCCGTCAGCAGGGTCATACCAAAAATTATTTCCAAAATAGACTTTCCCATTCTGGGGATTTGCTTCAAAAACTCGTTCACCGTTATAATACACATCAAATCTTGGCTTACCTGTACCATCATCCTGTACTGCCGTAAACTTGAATCCAGTCCCACTAATAACCCCTATATCTGTTACCCACGATATACCAGTTGCTGTCGCATCGTTGCTTCCAACAGAATCTGTCAATGTGGTACCTGTCATCTCATTTGCTTTCCATAAAGCTATAAGACCAGATTCATTGCCTACCAAATCAGCAAGCATATTATCTTGTATTTGTTGCTGTGTCCTAACTGTATTCCAGATGCGAAAATCCCTGCACATACCCTCAATATATTTATCCATGATACGTCCCATGATTACCTTCAGAGAACCGGTACTTGGGGAAATTGAAATAGCTTCATTTATTAGCAAATTACCATTGAGATATACTTTTGCAGATACTCCACCTTCTATTACCCCAGCAAGATGTGTCCACACACCTGTAGGTAGTGCTACTTTACCTGTGATATAATATGCAGAACCACTACCGATTGCCAATGTTATCTCATTTGAGCTACCGGGGTATCCTTGGAATCCAACAATGTTGTTTGATGAGGTGTCATCAGCATTGGTGTTCTGTATGAACAAACCCGTATAGCTATCAATAATTTCTGGTTTTATCCACATTTCAAATGTTCTATCCGCTCCAGCAATAGCAAAAGCAGAAGTTTCAGCATAACCGGAAGTTCCATTGAATTGTACGCAATCAAATTCAACTTCTTCTGAATCACCTGTACCTACTTTTAGATTTTGTGCATATAGATTCTCGATAAAAGCTTTGATTGCCACGAGGTTTTTGATGATAGTATTCCCCATAACACTAGAATCGGTGTCGTTGGGGAGTTCAGCAAACTGTGCGAACATGGACATGGTTTTTGTACCTTCAGTGTCCTCAAGCCATGTGCCATTGGTCTGATAGACGTAGACGGCACCTTTCTTACGCACATCTGGAGTGCTCGTGGTCGGGTTTCCCCACATGAAGTAATCCCCAGCTACGAGAGGTGCTCCGTCCTTACCCTCGGTAGGAGTGGGGTCGCCATTGGTGATAAGACCAAGATTACTTGCGTCAAGTTTTCTATCTTTCTTCTTGGCAATCTTGATTACAGCGTTCACGCTGGCATACTCTACCGATACTGCTGTTACGACAATCTCATTACCGCTCATGTCAGTATCATATACCATAATAGTATCTTCGTCGTAATCTGGAACCAACTCTCCATTGATGTACCAGTTGATGCCAGCGATGACGTTTCTACGGGTAGCTGTGATAGTAGCAACTTGCCCACCGTCATACGGGGTATCGTCCTCATAGAAGAACATGATAGGTGTATCGGTTGAGAGTAATATCTGCTTGGTCTGAATCGAGCGTATGTATTGGTTTACCGCTGATGTGTTTTCCAGAGGCATACTCAGTGTTAGAGCATCTTGATAAACCGAAACAATCAACGTGGGATTGGTCGTAACTTCCCAACTGTCTCCGTCCCACTGTACCACATCACCGAGTCCATAGGTGCTAAAAGCTGTAGATACAAGGAAATAGTCTCCAACATCGTATGCAGAAGGAAGAGCGGTCAGCTTACCGAGGTACGTGTGCCCTTGTGCCACTGCTTCTTGAACTCTCTGTATGCGTACAGTAGTTCCCTTGGTGCCTTCATCACCTGTTACAACTACCCTAAATGAGGTAGGATTACTCCCAACAATATACGCACTATCGGCAAGAATCGTAAGATTTGCCGTTGTAGCCCCACTGATAACCTGCCATCCACTGGAGGAATCATTGAAGTAACTCCATTCATAGGAAGGAGTTGTTATGTCAGTCTCACAGACTAATGTCACACTGGCAGGGCTCGGAGTCTCACCAGCATACACGAAGTTCTCAGCACCAGTGATTTTGACTGTGGTGTTGTCTGCAAGAGCACTGTCATATCTCAGTACAAGGCTTCCTGTAATGGAGCCATCAAAACGTATGGTACTCTCTACGATGGTAGCTGGAATGTTCTCACTGTATTCCGTATCAAGCAGTATGATGTCGAGGATATCCAGTGCAGGGTTGCCAGCATACTCAATCTCAGCAGTATTACGCATACCAAGATATCGTTTCACCCACGGAAGCACGACTTCCGCTTGGAGGGTGGTTTGCACAAAATCATTTTCCACAAGGATATCTTCACCCCTCGGATTAATTGTCTCCGATACCTCTGGAACGACATTCTTTGTGTTTACTTTTACGACAACCTTACGAGCGGTCTTACCCTTGGTAAATTCCCCGTCCTCGTCTTGGTCACCGAGAGTCACGTGATAGTCAACAGCACCTGTGGTAATGGGTATTTTGTCAAGATGCAGATATCCGCTTCTGTCTATGTATATCTGTACACCGGAGGCGTGGGCAAGACTCTGCAATACTTGCTTGGCGTTCTTATCGCTGACAACATTAGTGTTCCATGTTTCCAAGATAGCATCAATCGAAATTTTCTTAGCACCCAGTAAGTCCTCGGGATATTCGGTTGCATCGATAATGAACTGGGCACATTGTTTGCGGTTTATAGTTCCATAGGCAACATCAGCAGTCTCTTCCAAGAACGACAGAGCATCAACTGCCTCAATGGTAGCTGATGTCTTGTCATAAGAAATCTCTCCGGTTGTGTATACCTCTCCACCATCCATCCACTCGATGGTAGATGAAGGACTGAACCCGTACGGATTGAGAGGGTCTGCTCCATAGATTGGCTCTTCTGTCTCACCTTCATCAGCAGGGTATCCATATGGCATGACATTGGGAATCTCCAGCCCATATCTATACGTAACCTTCACACCTTTGATGAGTTGTTCATACAGACCACTTGGAGAGTCTGCGTTGTAGTCGCCTGCAATGTTATCTACCTTGAACGAGACCTCGATGGTAGGAAGCTCTGCACCAATGGGGTGGGCGGTCTTTTTTTCCTCAAATTCAAAAATCTCATTATCGGTGTACACTATTGGTGTATCGGTGTGTACTGTTATCTCCATGTGGAAAGGAGGTCTCACAGGTTGAGACATATACGCTTTATAGGCATCGCTTACAATTTGCATCTGTTAATACTCCGTGGGATTGCCAGTGTCGATGAAGTTCAGTGAGCAGTTAATCCAAGACTTTACCGCCTTGGTGTCTGGGTCGATACGGAAGGGCTGAGCTGTACGGTCGCTTGGATAAAACTCCCGAGTCTTGAACACAGCCTCTTCCATATCGAAGTATCTAATCCATACATAAAACCCACCTGCACCGAATGTAGACGTGGAATCCTCTATTGTTGATAGTATATCCCGCCATTGGTTTGCTGTCAAATATGCCCAGTTCAGCGTGAGCTTGACAAGGTTTCTGTCCATAACTCGCTTAGTCTTTACTCTTCCATTGGCAGAGCGTCCGCTCTTCACCAGTGTACTGGATATCTGTTGCCCGCTCCCGTATGACGGAGTAGGCAATTCAAATCCGTTCGTTCCAGCTGAGGCATCTGCCTCTGACATATATACTGTGTACATCGAAGCCATTAGAATCCTCCCAGTCCAAAGTCGAGACCCATGCTACGGGACACTCGTCTCTGGTTATTCGATATCTTTCGTCCATCAAGGTTGACCACAACAGCACCTCTGTCTGACTGTTGAGCACTTATCATTGCTTCATACACCCCTCGACTTACCGACTCTACAATCTGGTCGTTGTTCATGACAGCGGTTCTCCCTCCAATGTTACCGACAAGCTCGGCACCAGCTTCACGAGCAATGAACATCTGTCCTTGCATCGGGAAACCACCCTCCGCAAATGCCGATTTTGCAAACTGCCCTGCAAGATTCAAGGGAGGAATGTGCTTGATGTTCACGAACGGAATCTTGTTCAGTTGGTCGATAAGCCAGTTGATACCACCAGTGATGATGTTTACCAATCCGTCAATGATAGCCAATCCAATCGCTATGCCGAGTTTCAAGAACATGGGGATATTCTCTATAATTGCACCTATGAGAGTAGTGATGATATTCGGTATGGCAGTTACCAACGATTGTATAATAGTAGGCAGAGCCTCTACAATGGCCATCACTATCAGAATAGCACTCTGAATCATTTTGTTGATGGTGTCTTTGTTTGAGAACAGTTCAGCAATCTTCGTGATGATGACAGGAATCTGCTCCAGTATAGCAGGGAGAGCCTCGATGACGCCATCCAACAGGTCTTGAAATCCACTCATACCAGCTTCAATGAAGTTGGGTAGATTGGTGAAGAAGTCCAGTACAGCACCGCTCTCGATTGCATCCAACACACCGATGACTTGTCCGAGATACGGAATCTGAGCCATTGCTCCTAGTGCCATGGATTGTTGGTCTGCGGTAGGGCCTCCAGCAACAGAGCGTTCAGAGAATGTCACAGGGTCTGTCTTATACACACCGTAGAGAGCCGGTATCGCTTTTCCTAATCCCTTTATTGTAGCGGTGAACACTTTTCCAAAGATAGAGTCTTTGGCTTTCTTATAGATATCTTTGGTAGTCTTTGCAACCGACACCATTGCTTCTTTGATTACGTTCCATGTTAGAGGAGCGTTATACTCGCCAGCACTCTGAATCTCAGACTCTTTCCACGTGGGCACTTTGCCATAATTTTTTGCAAATTTGGCTTTCAGTATTTCTTCTTGTGTCCACTTGGGTACGTTTACTCCATTAGCATAGAACGACACACCCCTCTCTGCGAGTTGCTTCTCGTTCATGACGACAGTCTGGCCGTTGTGTTCAGTTACAAGCTCTGGCCCTTTCTCACCTGCAATAAAGAGTTCACCTTTGGTCGGTTTACCGCCGTTTGCATATGGAGTAGACTTCATCAGTTTTTGTAAATGAGGATACAATGCAACGGCATTTTGTATAGTAAGAGGAGCGTCCTCGACATTAGTATCAGTTATGGTTATCGTTAATTCATCACTGTTAGTAATGATTGCTTCTTTTACTTCATCTACGGCAGTGATAAGTTTTTGGAATTGCTCAGTATTGGCGAGCGGGTCTGAAGATATGACTGGAGCATTTTCTTTCTTAGGAGCGGGCATATCTTCCAATGTTACCGCTGGGATAGTATTGAAGATGCTGGGTATATCCAAATGAGGAATCATTGCCCCTTCCATACTTTTAGGAAGAAACAGATTGATGAAACGCATGATGTGGTTCAGTCCATCTATGATAAGATTTACAAGTAACTCGATAGGTTTTAGGATGAGTTCTTCGAGCAAGATGAACATTCCCGTACCCAATGCTACTTTGGCATCTTCTATCTGAGCATTAAATTGCGTCGAGATGTTAATGGCCAACAGAGCCCCAGTCCAAGAACCAGTAAGCCCCGCTCCAATCAATCCAGCGAGCAGACCATCTTGAATCTTTTTCTTTAGCTCAGTGAAGTCACCTGTTATTTTCGCTTCTTTGAAATCAAACGCAAGTTGCACAGCAGTCATAGCGGTGAAGAGTGCCAGCAATCCAGTGGGGCCTCCGATGAGTCCACCGAGTGTTATGAGCTTTGTGAGCCCTCCAATAAAGCCCACACTAAATTTGATTATCTTCCATGCGACAAATGCTTTGGTAAGGAACGCTACCGTTTTAGCTAAATTGCCTTCAGTACCATCCATCATGCTCTTCATCCAATCTGGGGCAAGGAGCTCCATAATTGGTTTGAAAGCGTCATTATACAGTGTCTTTCCAAACTCAATCATATCCTTGAGTGAGGTGAGTATCCCTGTTACTACTTCATTTATAATATACCATACATCGACCTTTACTCCATCAAATAATGTAGAGAGGGTTTCTTTCAGTTCTCCGAATGAGGTATATGCAGTAGATTCAGTGAAAATCTTCCATATCTCAGCTATTTTGTCTCGATAGTATTCGACAAACGCATCAAACGTACCCTTGGCTTTGTTCATTGCGTTGTCGTAGTCGGGGAGTGGAATGTCAAGAGCGTTCTTTGACGTGTCCTCTACTTCAAACAGATTACCGATATCAAATGCTGTACCACCCTGTTCACCAAGGATATTGAGTTCGTCAATGCCCGTAGTAGCACTGGAAATGTCTCTAGTGTACTTGAGAATCTTACTGAGTTCTTTGGCAGTCTTGGTGGTGCTCTTAGCTTGCTTCTCTGATTCATCGGCAACAACCTTGGAATACCCACCGAGGTCGTCACGCACCATAGGTGCGACGTAACCACGTATCTTGGCATACTGCTCTGCCATGTCAGCGAGAGCTTTGGTGATACCGATGATGTGAGGCATCACCTTCTGAAGCATAGGAATGAACGAGCTACCGAGGTTACGAATGAGCACATTCCACTGTTCATTGAAGATACGGAGGAGGTTCTCAGGTTGAGTCATGGTACGAGCAAGGTCGGTCTGTGCGTTCTGTGTCTGCTGTAATGCGGTAACATACCGAAGCTGAATCTTTTCCTGTTCAGTCATGTTACGAATGGACTTACGAATACCGAGGTTTCTAGCAGTCTCAGCAAGGTTATTCTCGGTAATGATAATACCGATACGTCTCAAAGGTTCTGTTTCACCAACAAGACCAGCTTGGAGCTTGGTTACTGCATCGCTGACACTGATGTTATAGAAAGATGCCAAATCGTATGCCAACTTGGTAAAGTTTGTCGAAAGAGTATATGCTTTCTCACTCGCCAGTCCAAGTGATTCAGAGATTTGGTAGAAAAGCCCCTGTGTCCTAGTGAGTTGAGCTTCATCAAGATAGAACGATTCACTCATCTCCTTGACAAATCCTACAGCACGAGTAGTATTCTCGCCGAGAGCGACCATGAACAAGTTCAAGTTTTCCATGTAATCAATAGCCGCTTTGAAACCGGTTATCAATCCAGTGAACACCTGTCTTGTGAGAATCGTAACAAATGCGAGTTGCGAGAGAGTGCGAACAAGCCTACCGAGTCTACCCATGGCATGATGAGAGTTTGTTCCCATCATTATGAGGCTCTTGTTCAGCTTCTTTGTTTCAGTATCTTGCTTCTTGGTGGCAACAGTAGCCGATTTGGTAGCTGTCGTATGCTGAGATATTTTAGCAGTAGGAAGTTTTACACTTTTAGATGTGTTACTGAGACCCTTTACGCTAACTGACAATCCACTGATTGCCCCGTTATACGCACTAGCTTGTGCCACACCAGCACCAAGAGCACCAGCGATACCATTGAGCATGGCAATAGTGGCATTACCACTACCAACAGCTTTCACGAAAGCCGTGTCAAGTTGTCCGAGTCGTGTAATGAGTGTGCTGAGCGACTTGGATGCGTTACCCGCACTACCCGATATTTTGAATGATACTTGACTTATATCCACAGAATGACTCCTTATAATACAAAAGACAGACGATAAGAACTATCGTCTGCCTCCAAATTTTCGGTTATTGAGAGCATTGGTGTAACTTTGGAACCCAGCATAGACAGCCAATAATTTCTTTTCATCGTCTGCCTCCTTCTCTGCTCTGTTCTTGCCAAAGCTGATGGGTTCTTTCGGATACTTTGCCTTAACTCCACCTTTCTTACCAAATGCGTTCGATAGAACAACCGAGAAAGCGTTCTCACAATAAGCACCAGTAAGCCATGCTTGGTAGTCGGTGAATTGGGATTTGAACTTCTCCTCCCTTTCCAACCTCAGACGATACGCTTCGATGTATGAGAGCAGGTGTCGAGGTTCTCCCTCCCAGAATTCTTCGGAAGGCATCCCGATGGACAATGCCTCGGGATACAGCTTCCTTTCAAACAACTCTACGGCAGTACGGAACTCTGGCGGTTCTTCACCAGAGGAAGGTTCTACGCCTTCAGAAACTTCTTCCGACTGCCCCCAGTGGGGTTTATGGCGTCACCGAGCATCTGAGTGAGACCTTCCAAGAGGCTTTCCTCGTCGTACCCGTCCTCACCAGTGAGAACTTCGTGAATTTCACTCATCTTCTCTACCTTGAGGTCTTTATTGTGCTTCAACAGACCAGCATACATGAGAGCCTCTGTGAACCGGTTAAGCTCCTCGAATGTTTTCCACTCTCCGACCTTTAAGAACGATACACCAAAAACTTCTTCAGCCTTACAAATACTCGCACGAGTGTATTCAAACACATACGTTTTGTCCCCAACACTAAGACGCTTTTCCATTGTCTACTCCTCTAATCTCTGATACGATAAGGAATTGCTTACGCAATATCCTCCCACTTAATCTCGCTGGACGGTACGATGCTGATAGTTCCGGTGATGGGAGCGTCAACATCAACCGACTCGTTGAATACGGGTGACACTTCGCCATTGAAGTAAGCTCTCTTGGAAAGAGGGGCGGGAAACTCGACACACCATTCCTGTGCTTGGGTCTCTTGAGCAGTGATTGCGTCGTCAACTGCACCGATAACTTCGGGAGTGAAGTTACACGGGAAATCGAGGTTTCCACCAACATCGGTCAATCCCTTGATATACACCTTTGAAGTATTCTCAAGGTCGGTTACGTCATGGGTCGACGGTGCCGAGCCAAGAGACGGAATACCAGTTACATCGGGGATGTAAGTGTATGTCGGTGTGGTGATGCGAGGGGTAACTGCGTTTGCGTATCCAAGTTTAACGCCCAAAGAAATCTGTGCCATAATTACTCTCCTTAACGATATGTTATATCGTTTTGAATGTCTAACAGGGTACTGTATCTCAGCGTGAGCCTTGAAACAGTCTTGTCCTCACCCTCTGGCATACGAGTACGCACTGTTCGGGTGAATCCGTACTGTGTTTGCAGTGCGGTGTCCACTACATTACCTATTCCATCAACGATGGTCTTGGCAAGCGTGGGTTCTTCAGATATCACCATGTCTTTAGCATAAATGTCTATCTGATATTCAAGTCGTGAATGGTATTCCTTCCCAAGGATTGCCATGTGTGTCCTATTGTCAATCTCGTGAATTACAATAGTTGGATACACTGGCTTCAGATTGGAGTATCCGTCTTGAATGCGTTTCACGGTAACGGGATAGGACTGTCCTTGCAACAGTGTGATAATCTCGTCAGTTAAACTCTTCATCCAGTACTTCTCCTACCATCTTCTGTACCATTTTACCAGTTTCTATGGATGCCGTCAATACAGGGTGCTGAGGTTCCATACCAACAGAGTGAGTAGGTATCTTCGTCAGTTTGTGTTTGTACCACCAACCTTTAGCTCCATGATTGTTAACATCATAGAACCATCCTACTGTCGGGGGTATCTCTGAAGCTGGATACTTTCCTTTCCCTGTCAATCCTGTGCCAAACTCGAAGTATGCCGAATCTGGCCCAACCATATTAACTGATATTCCTCCCACCACCCGTGTCATCGACACCGAAGGAGGAAGGTTTCCGTCTATCTCATGATGTGGGATAGCCTCAAATAGCTTCCCCGCACCATATTCACCCAATCTGTGTTCAGCCTTGGCGACTATCGCATCCCATTTGGAATTGATTCTTTCCAAGTCTCGTTTCAGTGAGCGGATACCTTTTGTTCCGAGTATCACTTCACGAGTCATATTACACCGCCAATCGAGTGAGTGTTATGGTGATGACGTTGGGTGTCTTTGCGATTGCCTCCAACACATAGTCAGCGGTATCGGCACTTCCATCAAACTCAATCACCTCGTCCTCTGGCACCGCATAAAACCCCCACGGTTCTATTCCGTAAGGGAAGTACTCGGTAACCTCAGTCTGATTATCAACGTAGAATCTATCACCAATGGAGAACAGATTGTCATACAAGGAAGCATCTACTGAAAATATGTACTTGCCTTGCTGTGCCACTCCCATAAGAGAGCTGTTCCACAAGGAACTGACTGGCACAACATTTACGTCCAACCGTACGGGAGGGTCGTAATATGTTGCACCATTGTCATGAATACGCTGTTTACAGTAGAGGATTTTTCGCTTGTTGCTTTCTTGCATCCTCATATTACATCCTCGGTTTTGGCATGACTCTGGAAATCAAGGAAGCAGGGAACCAAGACGAGTCATATGAACGGCTCACACCATTCTCACTATGTCCGACTTCTCCCTCTGCTCCCAACTTACTATACAAGGCTACCGTCATCTCCACAGCAACACTTTCGTACTGTGGTTCCACGATAGCCTCTACAGTAGGAGTGAATTGACGGATGTCATTGATTACGTCAAGTGCAGAAGTCAGTAACTCAGTGAGCATGGAATCCTCCACCTCACCAGTGAACCTCAATCTTACCTTGACTCGTGCGAGCAATTCATCCATCATTTACCTCTTATACCCACTTGGCGTAAACTGTCATAGCTTCTGTCATCACCAACTTGCTGAGGTCAATAGCTTTAGTGAGTGCTGAATCGCTGTACCATCCATCGAAGTCAGCATCGGCCTTAGTCGGGTTAGCAGGAACAGACGGTTTTGCACCATATTTAATTGTTTGAGACTGGATAGTCGTACCACCATTCGTGTTGAAGGTGAGAACAAACTCCGCTGTCTCCCATCGAATCTCTGTCTTAGGTACAATCGCCAACGTTCCCGTGAGAGGAGCATCGACATCCACCGATTCATTATACACTTTGCTTGCTTCACCGATGAAGTACGCACGTTTACCGAGGGGATAGGGAAACTCCACACACCACTCCAACGGATTGGCAAGCCCGAGAGCTGTGTCAATCGCATCAATAATGGCAGGTGTGAACAATGCTGGAAACTCCATGGAGCCTCCCACATCGGTCAATCCTTTGATATACACGTGCATATTGTCATCGAGTGTGGTCACATCATGTGTACTCGGTGCTGAACCAAGAGCAGGGATTCCTGTAAGGTCAGGCAGATATGTACGGGTAGATGGACGGCTTTCTCCGCTCATCTGTCCGTATCCCAGCCTCACACCTTTGGAAATCTGTGCCATAATCTACTCCTTACTCAGCGGGTGTCCACTTGGCGTAAAGGATAATGTCCTCGGTAGCCAGCGTAGCGAAATCATAAAGATTCTCGAACGTCTCATTATCGGTGTACCATCCGGCAAACACGTTATTTTCAAGTGTGGGGTCGTCCTCTGGTTCAGTAAATACTTCACCATAATTCACCGTCTCTGAAGCGACCTCAGAGCCTCCGTTGCTGTCATACGTGACAGTGTAGGTATTGATTGTCCACTTGGCGTAACAGTACGTATCTACTGCGAATGTCTTACTACTAAGATTGAATGCACTTCCAGTGCCTTCTGCGTCTTGATACCACCCAGCGAAGGTGTATCCAGTACGAGTAGGATTGGAAGGAGCAGTTACCTTGCCGCCCTTATCAATCACTTGAGCATCGGTCTCACTGCCACCGTTACCTTTGAAGAATACCTTGACCTTTCCGTCTGCCACAGTCTGTGCAATCGCACTATTGTGACCTACGGGAGAACCAAGGGCGTCTCCTTCAATCCCAGTGATGATAGCACCACTGGGAATGAGGTCGGTTGTAGACTGGCTCGAAGTGATTGTTTTTACCAGAGTAGTGGACTTCGCGTGCAGAGCAATCACAGAGTATGTTCCACCCTCTTCGGTAGGGACAGCGGTCACCTTATAGGCAACCCCGTCCTTCATAAACAAATCACCAATCTTTGCCATGGGATACTCCTTATGCCGATACGTTGCTGATGAACGCCACCAGCGGGATATTCTTGGTGTCATACACCATAGACCAGTTGTCACTCGTACCAAGTTCTGCATCGGTCGGGGACTCTCTTACTACGCTGTCCACTGCGAAAGAGAAACCGTACGGGTGAAGCAGTCTGCCCCACTTGGAGTACAGCTTCTGAACACCGCCAGCGGTCTCGGGGTCGTAATCGACATAGTTCGGGGTATCAATCCGAACAGGAGCGGTCATAATCAGACCAGTACCGCACAAGTAGGTGTGGTATTCGTTCAGACCACTGGTTGCATTAGCGACAACAGTCATGGTGTCGTCGATGACAACGGGCTTACCGAGGAAGGAACGAGAGAACGGGTCGGTGACAATCGCACCAGCCTTGATGTTCACGTCGTTAGCGGCTCCCTGCCGAACGAGGTCAGCATACACAGCACTGTGCATGAACCAAACCTTGAGTTCATCAAAATGGTCACCCAAGGAACCTTGGATTGCCTTGATTGCGTTGTCCATGCCCAGTTTATGAGTGGACTCTACAGTACCAGAATCCGCACGAGCGATGTCGTTGACGTGAGTGGAGAAATCAGCAACACCCTCCAGAGCACCGAGAATCTTGAGCAAGGTTTTCTGGTTCTGCTTTGCTTGATAGTCACCAATCTTACGAGCAACGTTCGACAGGTCATTGGCTCCAGTGAGCTCGTGGGTGAAATCCTTCTCCTTCCACGCCTTCATGCGACGGAATGCCATGGCGGTCATCTTCTTGCCTTCGAGTTCCACAGGCTCGTTGTTGGTAATACCATCATAGTTCAGTGCATCACCTTCAAAGGGGATGTAGAACGGAATGGTCACGACGTTGTTCTCGCTAGAGAGAGCAGACGCTACACTAGCAGGGGCAGGGGTTACGACACCCGAGGAAATCAACAGGGAGTTGATGGGGTCACGTTCCGAAATGTATCCAGTGAACACTTCGGGGTCAAAGTAAAAATCGCCAAAAGTACCAGTTCTAGCCATGGTGGGTCTCCTTAAATCTTAGAGGACAGTGCCTTTTGTTCTCTTTCGAATCGTGCTGGGTCTTTTTTCTTGAGCTCGGCACGTTCCTCGAAATTCATGTCCTTAAATGCCTTATTTACGGGCACAGCAGTCTTTGGTGTCTGGATTCCAGCAGTTGCCTTCTTGGTCTGCTCAGCAATCGACTTCTCCAAAGAGCTTTTGAACAATTCACCCAGCTTGCTTACACGAGCGAGTGTCTTGTCCCTATCGGGAGATACAATGTCAAGTTCAGCATCCTCTATGATGGATTGAATGGCCTCATCCCCTAATCCAGCTTTACGAAGTGTGTCCATAGCTTCCATTTTGTTGGCTCTGACAGCAAGTTCGTCAAGTCTAGCTTGAAGCTTCTGTTCGGCAGTCAGTTGAATTGCGGGTTCAATCGACTTCTTCACTTCTTCGATAAATTTAGGGTCTTTCTTGGCATTCTCTCGTGCGGTCTGACTTGCTTTTGTTCTCTCTTGGTCTACGTACCGTTTCTGTTCATCCGTGAGGTCGTCCCATGTGACTGGTTTAGGAGTCTGGGTAGGAGCGGGCTGTGGTTCATTCACAGGTACGGGTGTAACAACGGGTTCAACAATAGGTTCTGCCATATTTACCTCCTAAGTCCATCGTTCGGCTCCCCGAAGGTTTCCTATGATGTCCTTCTGCACGGAATGGCATACTCCGTGTCTCATTGTATTATAGACTATTTATATGAGACTGTCAACAAACAATCTCAACACATCTCGTTTATCTGTCAACTTTGGTCTTGTTCTTGGGGTCTTTTATGACGGCATCCTGTTTTGTGGCAGGGTCTGCTGGGGTGGTCTTGGGAGGTTCATCGGGATGAGCCTTCCAATACAGTTCTCCACGGTTGACCAGTTCATCGGGACTTGTGGTGATTCCTACCAACGAAAGGGTGTCCACTGGGTCGAGAATCTTGGTAGCATGGATGGTGGAGATGGCGTTGGACTTTACGAGGATTGAGTCAGTGAGGTTTCTGGTAAACTTGATGTCCACATCAACACTCTTGAGTCCAAGAAGCTCGTCATAAATCTGTGCAATCTTCAGCATCAGTTTTAACGAGGCACGTTCCCCACGCTTGAAGAACGTCTCCTTCATGCGGGCAACCGTCTCCAGTCTGTCATATCCGTTGCGAAGATAGACGGCATCGCCAGTGTCACCACCACTGATACCACCAGCATCTTGACTGGGAAGCCCAACGATAATTCTCATCTGCTCAAGGAGATACTTGCGAAGTTGTTCAGTGGTCTGAGCATCTGCGAGCTGTCCGATGTACTTGATGTCGGAGGGCATTTCCTTCAGAGAGGGGAATGACAAAATCTTACGAGCCTTGAGGTCATCCTGTGAAATGTCTGCGAGGTCTACGTTGATGCCAACGAGCAGGGAATTGACGAATCCTTCCAAGTCATTGACACAATCACTTCCCACCAAGTTGATGGCATCGAGCAGAGTCTTGACCATCTCCCAATCACCAATTCTCCAACGATTGTTCGGGTACTCGACGATAGGCAACATTCCCAGTGGGTTTAACTGTTCACTGACGAGATTGCTGGCACTAAGGTCTCCGATAGCAAGTCCTTCTGTCTTATACTGATACACCATGTCCTTGGTGTAGGCAAGATACATGAACTTACCACTCGCAAAAGGTGTGGGAGGAACTTCATAATACGTGACCGCCAACACAGGTGGATTACCCACCTCCGTAGAGTAGACCACGAATGTAAGATACGGCTCCAAGGTAACTATGCTGAAAGGTACTTCATCTTCCACACCATAGGTATCTGCGAACACCCCCCTGTAGGCTGTCCCGCAGATAGACGAAAGCTGTGCAATCTCTTGGTCACTGGCAAACTTGTCCTCTGCCTCCACCATCTGATTGAGCTTCTCAACTTCGGTACGTGCCTCGTTGGTACGATGAGCAAATCGCACAGGCTTGCCAAACGTGTATCCTACTATGTCACGAGTGATTGCCATTGCGTTGTTGAATACGACTTTGTTGTTGATATCCGGACGTATATCCTTCTCACGAGTGAGGATATCCTGTCTGCCACGATAATAGTCGAGCAGATATACAATCTCCGAAGCGTTCAGCTCGTGGTCTTGCCACACAGCTTTGATTACACTCGCCACCCCCTCTGCATCGAGAAGAGGAGCCTCTCTACCTGACTTCATCATAGAAGCTGGGAGGTAATCCGTCATCAACTTTCTACGACCCATAAATAATGCAGTATCTGCCATGATTACTCCTTACCATCCCAATCCATACGTTGTTCGAGAATGGTTACCTTCGATTCAATTTTGTACATTCGTTCAACAAGGCAATTATGCTTCTCGACCTTGGCTATGAGGTCTTTCATCTGTTGCTGGATGAGTGCCACTTGTGTGTTCTTGGTATATTTTGATGTGACCAAGACCCCTAGAAATGCAAATAAACTCGTTATGATTGCTACGAGAATAGTTTTATCCATTGCGATTCTCCTACATATAAAGATTTTTACGGTCGAAAAATTCCACCTTTTGCAGTGTGTAGGAACGGAGCATACTTGCCAGTCCAGCACACGAGTCTGGTGCGTCATCGTTCTTGTTCTTTCCTGTCTGTACAAAACTAAGCATTGCTTTCATAAATTCTCGATACATCTTGTCATCTCTATATAATGATTCGTCTCTGAAATAAAACGTCGATACAGCAGGGGCATGTTGAATGATTCTACTGAGCTTACTTTGGGTTGTAGGAGCCCTCAGCGATAATATGTTACAATGATGACCCTTTGCCTTCACCTGTGACGAGATATCACGACTGTAGAAGTCACCACCGTTGTTTGCCTCAAAAATACCACGTCTGCACTTGTTAGCTATAATTTTACCAGTTACAACGGGTTGTGTCACCTTGTAGCCACCTTTCATGTACACCACGTCGGCAACATACACATCAGTGCCCCATTGGTAAGCGATGGGCATTGAGAGATAGTCCTTTCCTCCGAACGCAACGTCGGTGAAGAAGAATATATCGTCTGGAGCATCCTGTGGGAGCTCTATATACCGCTTGAGAGACGGGAAGAGGAGGCCGTCACGCTCTACAGGCTTCTGTTGAAAGACACACTCCCACGTAAGAGGGTCAAGGATGTCTTTCTTGTCATTGTAATATGCGTCATCAAACCCCACGTCAAACTTGTAGTTGAAGTTTGAGTGACCATCCTCGTCCACGGCTTCCAGTTTCTTGAACCGAGCCCTCGGGTCGTCTGCATACTTCTGTTCAATGCGTCCGATTGGGTCATGAATAGACCATCGTGTACCGATGACGAGGAGCGGACAACCCTTCTTCATACGCTGGAGCATGTCACTGGTGACCTTAGACCACAGGGTATCCATACGGTTGATGTTCAGTGCTTCCTCAATACCACTCACAAGGTCGTCGAGGTAGAGAAGTTGAGCGGCTTCCGTGGCACCCGTTACCGAGCCGTCAATGGAACGGAAGGTCAATGTCTTATATCGCTTGTGGGTACTGAGGTCGAGGGTCTGGTCTTTAGCATTACTGCCGACGAGTGTACCTTGTGGAAAGATGGATGAGAACGTGTAATCCTCGTTGGTGAGAAAGTCCTTGCACCCATCATAGAATGAGGACACAAGGGACGACGAATATCCAGCAGAGAGGATGCTCTTCGATGGATTGCGTCCACCGAGCCAACACATGTACAGCAGTCCCAGCGTGGTCTTGCCTGTACGGGGAGGCATGGACAGTCCATACACGTCTATCTTTCCGTCGGCAAGGTCTTGAAGGTCACGCACGACTTCTTGAAGCACCTGCTTTCTCGGCTCATAAAACCGCTTCTCTGGAGGTCTGTTCCACTCCATGGCAACAAGAAAATCCTCGAAAAAGAACCTCGCACGATACTCGTACTGTGTTCTAAGGACAGTGATAGCCCTCTGTCTCTGCACATCCGATGGGATGGCTAGGAGGGCTTTCTTGTTCAGACAACGAATGACATCCTTTGAGTGCTCGATAGCTGAGGCATTGTCGCCCCTTCTCATGGCAAGTTGTCTGAGTAACTCCTTTTTGTCCATATACATAAGCGTGTCCATCTTATCCCCCAGTGTTTTAATCTGGGAGAGTAAGGTTTTTTCGTCTTGTGTTATGCGAGCATTGAGTGCAACTGCCACATTTCCTCCAATCCAAGAGCACTAAACAAAAACCCGCTCATCGCTGGGTGATAATCATACCCTCTGTCATCCGTCCATTCGTCCATGATTGCAGGTGATGGACAGGTAATGATGGTGTATCCACTGCCTGTCGAGATGGCGAGTGCGTGCAGGTGTCCTGTTATCCAGTACCGATGGCGAGTGGCACCCCACAAGGCTGGTGCATCGGTCTGCATAAGCGAGGAGAGCTTGGGATGATTCGGGTCATGGATGAACCCCAAGAGGGTGTTCTCGGCAACAGTATCGTACTTGCGTGGAGAGATGGATGCGTCCACCTCCACCTGTGTAGAAAGGTGATATCGTTGCTCCAACGCCTTGGCAAGGCAGAAAGAGAGCACGGTGTCATGATTACCCTCGCTATAGATGACCGTGGTAAAGAAGTGCTTGGAAATGCGGTCAATGATGTCGGTGAGGAGGACGAGCCCCTGTGAAAACGCCTCATGCCATGGGAGGCTGTTACGCTGTGGAGTGCCCTTGGTGGTCGTTCCGAGGATGGTGTCGCTGTTGAGGAAGTCCTGTCCCACCACGACGATGACATTGGTGGCTCTGGATGTGTGGGCGTGTTCGATGAATTGGGTAATCATCGGAGTGAGAGACGATGCAAGGTCAAGGTGGTCTACGACCATTCCATTGAGTGCATACTGCCTTCCGAAGTGGAGGTCATATAACGGGAGCACTGCTGTCCGTTCATAGGGAATGTCGTCATCGTTGAGAAACTTGTACGGTGTGCGATGGTGCTCCATGAGGGGAGGAAGGAGGTCGAGAGCCTTGGAAACGGAAGCAAGGAGCGTCGCCTCGTCGTTGTCTGGAAGCTGGTTGGGCTTCACCTTGATGCGTGATGTGTACCTGTCCTGTGTAGAAGAGTAAGTGCTCTCCACTATCGTCCACTTTGACGGGTCATACCCGTGGGCGATGAGGAGCTCCTCCGGTGAGGACGGTTTGGAGTTTGGCGACGAGTATGTTTTCTCCGATGTGTACTGTTGGTTTGAGAGCCGTGCCGTTTTCTCCCTCACGACTTGCTCCTTGACTTGCTCGTTGACTTCCGTGGTACTTACGGGGTGACTTACGGGGTCACTCACCTCACGTAAGATTCCTCCTTTGTGAAATATTGGATTTACACCGCCATTTACACCGCCATTTACACCGCCACCGCCAGTGTTGGGCGTCCTCGGAGCACCGCTCCGACTCTCTTCGTCTCTTCGTCTTTGGCGGTTCTTCCTCTTGTAAGGTGGTTCATATGCTCTACGATACTGACTCCTCAATCTGACTCCTTCCCTGCGTGGGTCAGCATGTGTCGTACGTGCCTCAATCCTTCCAATCTCAGTCCATGACAGTCCCTCGTCACGGAGCTCTTTAATGTGTTCGTTGGTCATGCTTACCTCTCTTCCGGTTATTTTAACACATAGGGTATGGGGTGTCAAGATAATTGACAAATTGGGATGTCCATGATATCATGTGTGATGACGGGTGACGGTGTTCAATGTGACTGTCGTCCATAGGCGTTCTGCCCGTGCATTCACTATCCGTCACATGCACAAACTCCTCTCTTCTCTTGCCTCCAGATTGTCCCAGCTGGAGGCTTCTTTTTGTCCATTGGCATGAGTGTTTTTGCGAAGATAAACAGATTTTTTGTTTATCTTTGTGATATTTTGCCTCATTTTGCCTATTTTTCATGATTTTTGATTAAAATATATGAATTTTCATTAATATTCTCTCCAAAGTATGAATATTTCATATTTATTGGAGATTACGAGCAGGTGTGTATCCTAGTTGGGTATAGGGGATACATGGAAAAGTGTTGATTTCGTGATAATCAACGGTATTATGTTGATTGATTCCGTGAGGAGATGAAGAGGGGTTGCTTTGGTAACTTTGTCTGAATGTGGATGATGGATATTTTGACTTTTCGGGTACTTGGGCACTTGACGGCGGGCGGTGAAGAAGAAAATAGAGGGTACACCCCTATGACATATGTCACAAGTTATCCAACCAACCTCCAACATCGCACATGACATATGACATACAAAATGTGAGAAGTCCAAATTTTGACTTATGACATGTGACATTGGAACATCTAACATACAACACGCTTCTACCATCCCAACTTGTATACAGGTTATTACTTGCTACCAGCAACAATCGACTATGGCAAGTACTGTTTCCATAGACTAACTTTTAGGTGTATTAGTACACTCATACACTAGGTGTATTATGTTGCTAGTACACTGATTGAAACAGTGTTTCATTATTGGAGTGAAATGATTTTTTAGAGATAGCCTATAAAAGTGAAAACATTTTTTAGACAGTGAAAACCTCTTGCTACTAACAACGATTGCCACTAGCAACATATCATTATCTAATCATATGATAGAGACTATCAATAAAGAAGTCTTGCTACATGGTAGAGACTGTCAAGAGAGACTATAGCAAAACAGAGAACCACTACATGTAGTGTAGGACTATCAATAGCTCGATACGATAGCCATGCCGTACCTTGAATACGGCTTGCAATCCAACAGGCTGAAAACCGATAGTATCATATCTAATTGATATGATACGAAACCTATATAAGTCTTATATAGGTTTTATACTGAATCAATATACGACTGTATATTTATACATAAAATGCGTATATGGTTTAGTAAACCGATTAGAGTGGATTTTACCGATAAAATAGACAAAAAACCTGCATTTTAGCTATGTAGAATGCAGATATTGCGTAGAATCGACGCAATCGAATAAATAGTGTAATTATACCAGTTAGGTACGTTGCTTTGATCCTGGGGCCGTTATCGCACGTTTGGGAGCTTGTTTGATAGCCTGGTTGAATTGGGTTATGCAATCCGATATGCAATTTTAGTATTAGATAGAAAGTAGTGGACTGGATTGTCCATATATGGTACATTACTAGGGAAAGGGACTTGTGTTCCTACTAAAATCATTATTGGAGCTAAAAATGTTAAGGGAGAGAAAAAATCAAATGAACGACAAAGCTATTGTTAAAAAGTACTGGGTCAATGGCGAATTTCAAATTGGAATAATCATCAATGACTCACCTTACAAACTGGTAACCGATGCGATTGAATTGCATAGGTTAATCGTTGAATTGATGGACATTGGTTATAAAATCGAATTTGTTTAGAGTTTTTAATTTTAGGAGGCAAAAAATGACAAGTGTATTAAATGCAATAAGGCCCACCGCACAAGCGTGGGAAACTATGCAAACCGTACGTTATAAGAACGGATACATTCATATAAAGCATGATTGCATTAAGCATTATGATATTATCCAATCACAGTATCGATATACCATCGTTACATGCCATAGTTTACTTGGTGCTAAACGTTGGATAACCAAACAAATGAAAGGGGGTAACAAATGACAATTCAAAAAAGGTATGACATGGAAACCATAGCGGAAAGAAGAAAATATTCTTTTTTGCATAGCGATGGGGAACAAATAACTGGCGCTTATTGGAACCTTAAAAGCGGCTTAACGTTCCCGACGCGTGAAAAACTGTTACCATGGCAAGCGCGCGGCCTTATGTATACGCGTACTGGATACGGGAAAAAAATCCCTACCACAAAACAGATTTTTATATTGAACCGGTGGCGGCGCGTATATTGTGATGTTTTTTCCAATAGCGGCGTGTGCTATGTAATAGTTGACGGTCAAGAAGTAAATGTTGACGATTGCAATATGCAATAACTACCGGCGCTTATATCATTCTAGGAGGCTTTATATGTATAAATTCGATTGTCTGGAAAGTTTTTTATTGGACCGGTTGCCGCATGGGTCCGGTATCGATTGTGAATGGTATATAACCATAAAAAATAATATGGTTATTTGTAAGAATAGCGCGCATGTACTGAATGACGCGGGATATTATATGGGTTATATACCTTTTACAGTTAAATTGCCTATAGTCGACAACACTATACAATGCGGCGATATGAAAATAATTGCGCATAATTGGAGGTCACATCTTACACGCCGCTACTGGCCGATATACACTGATTATATATGGGATTGCATATATGACGCGTTGCCAGCCGTTATATGGTATGCGCCGCATAATGGTATGTATAGCTGCATAGCATAGCAGCCGCCAGAACAAGGTGACACTTGCTCGCCTATATATCATAAAAAGGAACAAAAAAATGACAACAATGCGATTTTTTGAAGTTAGTTACAAGGGTGCTACAAACAATTCAGGCGCGAGAGTTATGGTAAAAGACTTGCGTTTTAATAAGCGTCGGATAATTGCTTACAACTATGGTATTAATTCTATTACAGAAATGGCAATTCAGTTTCTTGAGAGTAAAGGTATTGAAATTGCATGTAAGGGTGAAAACATCAATTCAATGTTAATAGGTACTGAAAACTTCGAGATTCAGATATAACTTGCAGTAAAGTAAAAATGATAGGATTAACTAAATTAAAACCATGAATGTCTTACTACTAATAATAGCTTTACTTTCGTTGGCACAAGGTTGCAATCTGATTTAAAATTGCAAGGATATTCGATTGACCGATGATTTATTCATCGGTCTTTTTTATGTCAAAAAATCGAATACCGACTGGACCCTGGACCGACTGGACCGACTGGACCCTGGACCGACTGGACCCTGGACCGACTGGACCCTGGACCGACTGGACCGACTGGACCCTGGACCGACTGGACCGACTTGCTATTACACCTAGGCACGTGCAATCCGACCGATATGGCAATACTTGGATACTACCGACAGAAACACAAAACAGCAAAACAACAACATGCAACATATAACATTGCCGGTACTTCTCACATATTCCAGACCGGTAAACCTAGGTCTTATGACATCGAACATCGAACATCACCTATCACATCTACCATGTCACATGTCACAAGCAACTTCTCACATTGACCGCATGGCCGATGACATATGACATGAGCTTAATGAGAATCGATCGCATTAAGAGAAAAAACCGCAATCCAGTAATTTGTGCACGTGCACACATATCTGTATGCCCATCTATATATGTCCCTATACGTGGGCGTCCTTGTAGCTATACGGGCAGGCGTCCTAGTACTGTATACCACTCTACAATGGCGTCCTTGTACTACCACCAGACGGGTACAAAACACACGAAAGTAGAGGTAACTACCACCCTACGGGTATATATGCCTATACAATGGCGTCCTTGTACTTATACTGAAGCATATCCTAGTATCTCTCATTTGCACGAGGATTGCGTAGAATCAACGCAAATAAAAAAGTGGGAGATTATCCCACTTCCTTAACAAGATTGATTCTAGACCCCTTCTCGTGCATCTGAGAGCAAGTTAGACTACTAATCGTCCTCGGCTACATCGGGTATGTTCTCAATGATGGCTTTCTGGTCACTTGCGTCCAGTATACCACTCTCACCAGTTACTTCAATCTCGCGTACATCACGCATACCGTGGTAGTTCTTTGCAAGGAACTGGTACGTGTACGGTACTACCCTGCCTTCGACGGCACCTGCTTCCTGCATACTCTGGATGTATGCCAATGCGGTATCGAACTCTGTGTACCAAGGTAAAAGACGCTCGTTCTTTTTCCAGTAATTTGCAGTACTGGTAGATATACCCAACCATGCACACAACCCCGCTACGGTGAGGGGTATCCTTCGCCCAATCATGAACTCGAAGTATTCAAGGATTTCAGACCGCAGAGCCTCTGGTGAGGGGTATGCCCAAGGTCTACCACGCAACGGCTTACTGAGCGTATGGTTGATTGCGTCCAGATGGTCTTGTGGTTTGGCTTCACCTGCGTACATACCCTTGGACGGTAGCGGACGACTTTCACTCTCGTCAATCCTATCCAACAATATTCGTTGTGCCACATCTACCGATTCAGCTCCCACAGGGCGTACACCTGTCTCTTTTTCAATTTCGTCCTTGAATTCCTCAATCCTTTCGGGTTTCACACCATTTGTAGTGAAACTGGGGGGAGATTTAACAACCTTCGATGTCTTTGACTTGCTAGATGTCTTTGGCACACTGGATGCCTTTGGTTTACTAATGGATGTGGTATTCCTTGAACCCTTTGGCCTGCCCATTAGAAACCTCCCCTTCCGAGCATGTAGGGAAATGCGAACGTTCCAAACAAGAATACAACCGCAGACAACATTGTCACAACTCCATGTTTCCTGTAGAGAGAGGGTAACATGGCTATATTGAAAACCACAGTCAATATGAAACAAAAACCAGAGGCGATATATCCTACCAGCAATCCAATATCCATACAAACATCTCCTATCTCCTCCAATCTATCACATCTCACCGTGTAAGTCAACCCGACTGCTCCATCCCTCCGGTGTGAAGTTGAGAAAATCAAAATGTACACATGTACGCATCGTACACACGCATATACCCAGACCCTGTGGAGAAACTTTTTTTCCGACTGTATATGTGTATATATGTATATATATATTTTAATAACTCTAATAATATAGAATTTAAGTGTACAAGTGTACTATTCTTTATATTATATATACTTATATCTGTACATTTTGCGTACATTATGTGTACAAAACCCTATTTATCCGTACAAAAAGACGTTTCAATTATCCAAAAATTCATACACTTTTAACGATTTGTATAACAAAATTATCTTCTTTCAGACTATCCAAATAAAAGGCTCATAACGGGACTTTCCGTTTATGAGTTTTCTGTAACCTACAGTTATTATATCATAGCTAAAAGTACAGATTTTCATCCACATCCAGACTCTCTGTTTGTGAGTTTTATCAAAAAACACGAAAAAAAACACTAATTTTTTTTCCAAATTTCATTTTTTTCCGACTGTTTATGTAACTTCATTGCAAAATATAATACAAAGTTTATCCACATTGAGATTCGTATACTCACATATGGAACCCGTGTACACGTCCAAAAACCAACCGTACCCTGTCTGTACACTCAATTTTTACTCCTCCCCCACCACGGAGAGAGGCCGCCTGTCCCTAACTTTCTGTACCATCAGCTATATTCCACCTCATTAAAAATATTCACACTTTTTCTAAAAAACCTATTGACGCCATCCACATATGGGTATAAGATAGGGTATCACTGAACGAAAACAGACACTATGAGGAGAAACAAAATGAAGAAATTCAAACCGTTCACCACTTTCAACACCTCAATGGACTATCCCAATAATTGCTTTCTGGAAGAGTATGTTGATGAAGAATCAATTAATAGTTTTAATGGTAAGCCATATCATGCCAGAAAGGAATTCATCGGACTCAGCACTCGTAGGCATGGCATAGATGTGTATGTGCTTCCCACCAAGAAAGATGGAGTTATTGTATGGAAATGGTCAGCAGAGCAAAAGTCCGCAAAGCTCACAGGAAACGGATATATTTTCACCAAATACTCAAGACAATGGCAAGAAGGCTACACAGACACCTTTGAAGAAGGTCAGAGAATCGTGACCGAGCTTTACAAAGAATGGATGGACGCACGTCCTACCACTATATAAGGAGATTAGTAGATGACAGTACTTTCATTGTTCGATGGTATAAGTTGCGGACAGCTCGCCTTGCAAAAGGCTGGTGTTCATGTTGATAGGTATTATGCAAGTGAGATTGAACCAAACGCAATAAAGGTTACTCAGCACAATTTTCCAGACACCATCCAGGTTGGGGATGTAACGAAATTGAAAGGTTCTGACTTGCTGAAGATTGACTTACTTATCGGGGGGAGTCCTTGCCAAAGTATTAGCGGACTTGGTGACAAGAGTGGGCTTGATGGGAAGAGTGGACTTTTCTATGAATATTTAAGGTTGAAAAATGAAGTAAACCCAAAATGGTTCTTATTGGAAAATGTCAATGGGAACAAAAAAGCAATCGATGAAATATCAAATCTACTATGTGTCCAACCAATGCGTATCAATAGCAACATGTTCTCAGCACAGAACCGAGTTAGGTTGTATTGGACAAACATACCTATTGGGCCGATATCCGAAAAGTGCATCTATCTTAGGGATATACTAGAGCCAGGCGTACCAGACCAATCCATCCTAACACCAGGAAGGCTAAGATGGTTGACAAGCGAAAAAGGACAAGCAACAATCAATAAAAGGTATGCAAAGATAGACCCAGAAAAAGCCCAATGTTTGACAGTGAGAGGAGAAGAAAGCTGGAACTCCAATTATGTCACAAGGGAAGGACAGTTGACCGGGTTGACGGTCAATGAGTATGAGAGGCTCCAGACACTGCCCGATGGATATACCTCATGTATCAAACCCACCCATGCTTATAGGGCAATAGGAAATGGTTGGACAGTTGACGTTATCGCTCATATCTTCAAGGGATTGACTTAACCGTAGACTCAAAAATCAACAAAAATCATACCACTATATAAGGAGAAGAGAAATGAAGAAAGTTTTCAGTTTGGAGAAGTTTGTTGCTGATTGTATCGCTGATGGCGACGGTGTTGATTATGATGATGTCATTGACCGTCACTCATGGGCACTCGTGATTAATGGCCACACTAAGGAAGAAATTGAAGCCATGGATTATTGCACATGTGACGAATGGATGGTCGAGGTAGAGGATACAGAGGAGGTAATCAATGAAAGTGTTTAGTTTGGAGAAGTTTATTGATTGTTGCATTAAGGAAGGAGACGGTACTTGTGTAAAAGAGGTAATCGAGCGGAACCCGTGGGCGGTTAAGTGTAACCACCTCACTAGCCGAGAAATAAATGCGATTGGATATCTCACTCACGAGAACTGGATGATTGAGCTTCCAGACCCAACCCCATCTACCCAATCCACCCAAGAGAGTGCCACGTCACAACCCTTGCCTCCGCCACCCGCACCCAAATACGGTGACTGTCCTGTGGGGGCCGTGGTGAAGATACAAGGCATCCCCTGTCGCATCAAGGCACGTAAATGGTGCAGGGGGTGTATCCTCACTGGAGCACGAGTGGAACTATGTAATGATTACGCTTGTACTCCATATAACCGTTATGACGCAAAGGATGTGTCATTCGTACGCATAAAGAGGTCGTGATATGGCGATGATACCCAACGATGTATGCAAAGACACGCCAGTTACTCTCTGTAAGGTGTTCAAGGTTACCCTCTCTGGAAGGAGGGTGTATCTCAAGCACAATCGCAAATTCTCGACCAATCCTCTCTTGTTGGACATGTATTTGACGGCAGAACAGGCACAACTCTTAATAGACATACTAAACGAGGAAACAGGTACGCTACCTGTAGCGTATGGTAGGGATTTTCTCATTTGACCTTTAATCACAAAACATCGAGGAGACACCAATGAAACTAGACCAAGCAACCATCAATGACCTTACCAACACCACCTACATGAGTTCTAGAAAAACAGGATTCATTGTTAAGAAGTACGGTATGCCACTCAGCTATCATCCTACGATACAGAACGCAGAGGACTTCTACCGTGACCAATCAAACCCAACAGCCCCCATGCACCCATCGTTGACCATCGAGGTACACTCACTGCCACACATCCTAACCCTTGCGTATCACCTTCCCACAGACACTGTTCACCTGTTCACATCTCCTGTGGAGGGGGCCCCTGCATTTTTTGGGTACACTTACTCAACACTATATGGATTTGCGAAGAGGGAGGCGTCGTTCGCAGAGGGGTGGCAATTCATCCCCCAGCTGAAGGCAATGTTCATCCTAGAACGCACTCGGTTCTCACGCAAGATATCTCCCGTAGAGGGGGCCGCCGATGCTTAACCCAGATATTCGTAGGGCACTGACGCAAGCGTATACGCTCACGCTCTCAAAGTTTCCAGACAAGTTCGCAACGGCCATCCTCGTATCGCCATACCGTACTGAGTTCATCGGCAACATTCCGAACGTGTATTCACCCCTTACCACCACCCCAGTCCTAGCGGAGGTTCCCCCACGGGTGGCACAGTATTTCACAGACCATCTGAAGATGCCTACCGCACCCCGCCAGTAATCACGAACAAACAGTAACAAGGAGAAAGAAATGAGTATTGACAAAGAGTTTACATTTACCAAGAAACAAGAGAACGGAAGGTTGCATCAAGCAAAGGTGTGCAAATCAGCAAAAGAGTACAAGGGTGCTTGTGAACACTGCTTCTCAGACATTCACAAGGGCACATTCGTCCTAACTGCTAAGGAGGTAGTGAGCAATTCCAATGGGTTCGGTGTAAGGACAGTCAAGACCCATCGCCTGTGTGCCAGCTGTACAGCGGACTATATCAAAGCCACCGGTGATTCAGCCGTTACCACCACTACACCTGCCATGGTGGGGCGATATACGGTGCAATCCGATATGTCTCGGTGTTTAGAAGAGCAGAAGGAGTGGGTGAAGAGCCATGGCATCGAGGTTGGCTCAGAGGTCTACATCCTCCGTTCATTCGTGTCTCAAGAGGGAGGTAGTAATATTGGATGGAACGGCACGTACATGGCAGAGACCGTTGGAAAGATAGGAGAAGTAATTCACATCTCAAATGATGGTGCAGGTGGTATACAAGTAACTGTCGATGAATACACTTTCTGGTATCCTCACTTTGTTCTGTCAAAGGTTACCGATTATGAGCTCGCTCAAGCTAAGTGGGTACAAGAGAACGGCATCAAGGAAGGTAGGAAGGTCAGATACACCAGAGGTTTCAGAGAGGACGACAGTGGTGCGGTGTGCAACGCTCATATGAATGTCGAGGGCACGATTGGACACGTTGAGGAAATCAAGAGGCGTTGTATCAAGGTAGCCATCGACGGTACCCCGCTCTACTTCTTATCCCCGTACACCGCCCTCGAGGTCGTCACCAGCCCAACCTATGCCGAGCGTCAAGCACAGTGGGTAAAAGAGAACAACGTAAAGGGAGGAACAAAGGTTCGTGTAACAAGAACGTTCACAGAGTGCGAAGATGGTAGTCGTTGCTGTGAACACGATGATTTAGTAGGTATGACAGGAAGTGTTTGTGAATATGTTATCCCTTCTCATAGCGTAAGGGTCGATATGAGTGACGGAAGCGTGAGAGCTATTCCATATTTTGCACTTGAAGTCATCAAGGAACCGACCTACCGCCCATTCAACAACGATGAGCTGAATGACCTTGTAGGTGAAGTGCTGACAAACAAGCAGAGCGGAAGAAAGAAACTTGTCACAGGCAAGCCGACAGCATCGGAAGGCGTAAATCTTGACGGAAGCTACATCAATGCAAAGGATTTACTTGCCAGCTTCTATCGCAACGGAAACGAACCGTGTGGTGTGAGGGAGGAAACATGAAAGTTAAAACGCTAGACTGGAAAGGGGATATACAAGATGAAGAGGACGTGTACGCTGAAGGATTGTTTGGTGAATATCACGTCTGTCGCAGTAATCATGGATACGGTGACTTGTGGTCTGCAATATTCAACGAAGAGTGTGAGGACGCTCTCGACCTGTATGATGGTGAGTTCGGCATATCAGCACAGGTTGAGACAGCTAAAATGTGCTGTCAAATTCATCATAATAAGAGAGTGGAGAACGCTCTTACCTTTGTGGAGGGTATATGTTCAATACAACAGTAGACGGAACAGACCCACGAGTCAAACACATAGAGCCGGACAGCACCAACGACACGGGCAGGATGTGGATATGTGAGGACTTGACTGCCGAGCTCAGATTCGACCACCTCAAGGGTATGAATGTGTTTGAGCTTGAGAGTTGGCATGTGTCTACCGTCATATTTAACGAGTTGCCAGAGTATCAGTTTTGGGTGATATACAATGCGAAGAATGTGGCGGTTTCAGTGAAAAATTCACTGGAGGAAATCAGAAGGGCAATCAGCATGTACAATTTTGCAGGGAGGATGCACTCCCTGCCTGTCGATTGACCCGATGCTATCGGATAAATATCTGATAAAAAGATATTTTTAGTGTTGACAACAGTCCACACTTGGAATATAGTATGGATATCTTAAAGAAAAGAGAAGGAGATTCGTATGGTAAAGCAGTTTGAAGTTGGAAAGACGTATCGGTACACGGGAAAGATTGGTGACCCCACCCCTTTCGTAGTCATCGGTATTGATGAACAGGATGCACGGTTCATTGTTTCGGGCAAACCCTTGGTGTGTACCTATGTCGAGAAAGGCTACTGTCCAGACGTTGGATTCAAAGGCATGAACCACGAGAAGGACGGATGGGCGTTTATCACTCTCTACGACCTCTTCGAGGAGGTCAAAGAAACACCAGTGGCAAAAGAGAAGCAGAAAGAGAAGCAGAAAGAGGAGAAGAAAGAAATGCCAAAGTTCGAAGTTGGTAAGAAGTACCACTACACTGGTTCATTGTGCGACAGTTTTGATTTTATCAGAATCGGTATCGACGAGGACGATGCCGAGTATATCGTCAGTGGTAAACCGTTGACAGTTGAATTTTCGACAAGTGACAATCGGATAAAGTTCAAAGAGTTCGGAAACCCGTGGGCATTCCTCGGTATTATGTTGGAGAAGTTCGAGGAAGTCACTGCCCCTGTCGCCACTTATGCGGAGCGTCAATCAAAATGGGTAAAGGACAACAACATCGTCTATGGTAGCAAGGTTCGTCTGCTCCGCTCATACGAGCCGAACGAAGAGGGATACGTAACCAAATATCCGTACAGTGGTACGAAAACCAAGAAGCACCCCATTGGACAGGTGTTCAGAGTATGCTATGCCGACCAAGACATGGGAATCGTCCTCGCACCCACGGACGATGAGTTTGAATGTAATATTGGAAACTACTTCCCGTACTTCGTTCTTGAGAAGGTAGCAGACGACACCCCCGTGTACGGAGAGCCTGTAGCACCTCCGAAAGCATCCTACCTTCACCGTCAGACCGAGTGGGTAACTCAGAACGATGTGAAAGCCGGTACCAAGGTACGTGTCACCAGAATCGCCAAGGATAATGAGGATGGATGGAACAACGGATGGGTCGGCCAGATGAACAACTATGTAGGAAAAGTCGGTACCGTTATGTGGGGGTTAGATACACCATATGGACTTTCCATCAAGTTTGAGGAGGGTGGAACAGCATATGGATATCCGTTCTTCGTGCTCGAAGTAGTAAAGGACACCCCTACCCCAAGCAAACCCACCAAATCCGTCAAGGAGTTTGAGACTGGCAAGTGGTATGTGTGTCACCTTACCGAGCGTCCAGCTGACTGGAACCCCAGTGGGAAGATGGATGCACTGCTCGACGGCAAGCCTCACAAATGTACCGTCGGCAAAGGGTGTTTGGCAGAGTTCGAGGGGATGCCTCAGCAAGGCGGAGGTGGATGGAGCTTCTGGAGAGACCTCGATTATTTTGAGGAAGTCCCTGCTCCAACCGCTGAGGTTGACTGGGAGAAGAAGTACACCGAGCTCAAGAGAAAGGCAATCGCCATGCTCTCTGCATACGGTGATGCTTCCAAGAGCTTCAGAGAGGAATTGGAGGCACTGTGAACCTTCTAGGAATCACGCTGTGTATCGTCGTGCTGGTTGTGGGAGTGTTCCTCCCACAACTGCTCTTGCTAAGGTGGTTCATCAAGCGTACAGACGCTCTACCAGAGCCACAGCGGACACACATGTACAACCTGTACATGATTGCCCAATCGACCGATGACCCTCTGACGAGGGATATGCTGATAAAGGGGTATATGGATGCTCATAGTAGTGACTGGAAAGAAGAGAAGCGGTAAGGACACCCTTGGTGATTACCTTGTGCAGAACTACGGATTCACCAAGACACCTGCACTTGCCGACCCA